CATAAGACAATTTGTGTGTTGGTTGGTTTAAGTTAATTCATTTTCTTTCATAAAACAGTATTGGACACACTGTACGACAAGACTGCACTTCGGTGCAGTTTTGTGTTACTATGGTAGAAATATATACAGGAGTACAAAATGCCAATGACAAAAAAAGGTAAGAAAAAAAGTTATGGTGGTGGAAGAAAACCAAAAAGATAATAATTAATTATGGCAGAGTATCAAGGTAAATCAGTTAAGTTAGATAGTCCTTCTAGGATTAGTAAAGGTGAACCTGGTCATGGTCGTAAAAAGTTTAAGGTTTATGTTAAGGATGGCGACAAAATAAAAAAAAGTTATGTTTGGAGATCCTAACATGGAAATAAGAAAAGATAACGCTGCTGCACGAAAATCATTTAGAGCAAGACATAAGTGTGATACAGCAACTGATAAAACAACACCTAGATATTGGTCTTGCAAAATGTGGTAAGGAGATATTATGCCTCATAGTTCAGGAAAAAATAGCTTAGTTGGAAACATACATAGAAGGCAACAAGCAGGTACTTCTAGGTCTAAAAAAAATTCAACTATATCCAAAAAGGCTTATGCTGAAATGAAGCGTGGTTGGAAGAAAAAGAAGTAAGTTATGGGATATTGGGGCGTTCCATGTCCAAGATGTGAAAAAATTTTGTCCTTAGTGTATGGAGAAAATGATGAGTACCCTAAATTAGTTTGTAAAAATAAAGAGTGCAATAAATATGACAAATAAAAAAATATGTTACGCAGCAGGTTGTATGCGACCTTTGCCACCCAAATCAAGTAAATACTGTAGTAGTCGTTGTAGAAATAGAATTGCACAACAAAAGAAAAGGGCAAAAGCAAAAGGTATTGAGTGGGAACAAAAAGATGATGTTGTTAATATACCAAGTCAAAACAATGTAAGAAAGCGTAGAGGAAAAATATATACTGACATAAAAGAATCTGGTTACGCACAACAAATATTAGAAAAGAAAATAACTATGTCAGAAGTAGCTAAAGTGTTAGACACATCTGTAGCTTCTGTTTCTATGGCATACAATGCATGGGTAGAAGATACAGAAACAGAGATAAAACAAAAAAATTGGGAAATACCACAAGTTGCAGAAAAATCATTACAAGATTTTAAAGATTTTAGAGATAGGTATTTTGAAACAGAACAAGGCGTACCATATGAAACACCAGAGTTTCACATTAGATGGATTGAGTCAATATTAGAAGCAATAGATAAAGGTGAACAACAAATGATATTGTCACCACCACGACATGGCAAAACAGATTTGCTTATACATTTTGTTGTGTGGCTTATATGTAAAACACCTAACATAAGAATTTTGTGGGTAGGTGGTAATGAAGATATTGCTAAAAACTCTTGTAGTTCTGTTATGGATCAATTAGAAAACAATGAATTATTAATAGAAGAAATATGTGGACCAGGACCTAAATTTAAACCACAAAACAGAAGTGGTAAAGCGTGGTCATCTACAGAGTTTACTGTAGGTACTAGAACAGTTACAGGTATTAAATCACCGACAATGGTAGGCATTGGTCGTGGTGGTAAGATACTGTCAAGAGACTGCGATATTATTATTGCTGATGACATTGAAGATCACAGTTCTACTATGCAACCAGCATCAAGAGAAAACACCAGAAACTGGTGGACTACAACATTGTCAAGTCGTAAAGAGGAACATACCGCTATGGTAGTTATTGGTTCTAGGCAACACTATGATGACTTGTATTCACACTTGTTAGAAAATGAATCTTGGAAAACTATTGTAGAAGAAGCACATGATACAGCTTGTACATTACCTGACTGGGATGAAACAGAACACAGTGACTGTATGTTGTGGACAGGTAAAAGAACATACAAATGGTTAATGGATAGGAAAAGAGCAGCAGAAACTACAGGTGGTAGAGCTATATACGAAATGGTGTATCTTAATGTTGCTATGCCAGATGGACTTGCTTTGTTTGACAGAGTAGAGATAGAAGAATGTAGAGACCAAAAAAGAGACATAGGACATATACCATCAGGGATTCGTTTAATAGCAGGATTAGACCCTGCATCTACAGGTTATCAAGCAGCATTTTTGTGGGCATATAATATGGATGCAAACAAATTGTATATGGTAGATATGAACAACAGTCTTGGTGGTGGTATTCCACAAGCACTAGAAATAATAAAAGAGTGGTGGGGTAAATATAATTTATCACATTGGGTTATAGAAGAAAATGGTTTCCAAAAAGCTATTAGACAAGATAAAAGCATAAGAGAGTTTTCATCTAGTCATGGTATATTTTTGGAAGGACATGAGACTTACAAAAATAAGTTTGACCCAGTATATGGTGTAACAGCTATGAGACCTATGTTTCAAGAAAAAATAATTTCTTTACCATACCTTAGCTTTGAAGCACAAGAAAAGGTAAACTTATATACAAGTCAGTTAGTGTACTTCTCTTCTGCTAAAAACAAAAGCAAAAGTGTAGGTACAAAAACAGACATAGTTATGGCTAGTTGGTTTCCAATGAGAGCTATAAGAAGAATGCAAAAAGAAAAATTTGCAGAGTTAGGATATGAATACAATCCTAGTTTTACAGGCTATAATTCAAGTAATATGGATATAGATAATTGGAGTTAACTAAGTGTTAGACAGCGACAAAATATACGACAGGATAGATTACCTAAGAGTTATTAATCAAGATTCAATGATTGATAGGGCTAGAATCAGAGACATAATGAATGGTGGTGAAGCTGGAGTACAAGCATTACTTGGTAAAACAATGAATGTAGAATATCACGAATTACCAGCACCTAATTTATTTTTAACCGCATTAGAAAGATTTGCACAAAAATTAGGTAGAAGTCCAGATTTAAAAGTAGATATAGTTAATCAAAAAGATTCAGAAAGAGCAAAGAAAAAATCTGAAAAACTAGAACGAATAGTATTGGCATATGACAAGAATCAAAAGTTGCATATGCAGTTACCACAAGTTGGTAGATGGTTGCCAGGTTATGGTTTTGTTGTATGGGTTGTAAAACACAAAAGAGATAAAGATGGCAACGCATATCCATACGCAGAATTAAGAGACCCATTTAGTTGTTATCCAGGATATTTTGGTAACGATCAACAACCTAAAGAACTTGCAATAATTACTAGAGTTCCACACAATGTATTAGCAGACCAATACCCAGAAGCTAAACCATACATATACGCATATGAAAACAATGATGGATTTCAAAATCCATATTCTGCAATTATAGATGGTTCAGATAAATCAGGTAGTTGGGCTAACTCTACAGGTCATGGCAAAGTTGTAGTTGAATACATGAACGAAGATGGTACATATGTATATCTTCCAGAAAATAAAAAAACTATAGATTTTATGCCTAACCCATTAAGTTCTGGTCCATGTTTTGTTATAGCTAAAAGATACAGCTTTGACCAAATGCAATCACAGTTTCAACACATTACAGGTCTCATGGCAAATATGGCAAAGATTAACATACTTGGAACTATTGCTATGGAAGATGCAGTGTTTACAGAAACAAATATTATTGGTGAGATTGAATCAGGAAAATATAGAAAAGGCAGATTTGCTGTTAACTATTTAACACCTGGTTCGCAAGTGTCAAAGCCAGTCAACAATCTACCTTACCAATTATTTCAACAAGTAGATAGACTTGAACGACACTTGCGACTTGGTGCTGCATATCCAGTTTCAGATGATGGACAATCTCCTAACGCATTTGTTACAGGTAGAGGACTAGAAGAACTAGGACAGTCTGCATCACTGCATGTTAGAGAATATCAATCTGTATTAGCAAATGCATTGGAAGAATTAGATGCAAAAAGATTAGAGTATGATGAAGTAGTATTTGGTGACACAAGAAAACCAATAGCTGGTTTTCATAATAGTACAGCGTATAGAGAAAACTACACACCTTCTGCTGACATAAAAGAATATTATACAACAAGAAGAGTCTATGGTGTTATGGCAGGGTTTGATGAGCCACAGAAAATTATCACAGGGTTGCAATTAAAACAACAGGGCATAATTGATACACAAACATTACAAGAAAATATGGATGGCTTAGATAACATAACTAAGATACAACAAAGAATATCTGCGGAAAAAGCAGAGACAGTATTGTTTGAATCACTTATGGCACAAGCTGCACAAGGAGATCCTAAAGCTACAATGGCAGCTATAGAGATTAGAAAAAATCCACAGAACATGACAAAAATTATGGATAAGTTTTATACTCCAGAAGAACCAGCTATGACAGAAGAGGAAATGTTATTAGCACAACAACAAGCACAAGGATTACCAGCAGGTCCAGTAGCTGAACCTGACATAGCCAGTGTATTAGCAGGATTAGCAGGTGGTGGTCCAGTTGCCTGATATTAATAAAAAGTTTTACGATATAATAAATCAAGAAGATTGGAATATAACATTAGATGATGTTGACCCAGTTATACAAAGAGATTTTATATCACAAGCAGATGTACCATTAGGTAATATGTTTTTACCTACACCAATACCTGGTGTATGGATAAGTTTATCTTTAGGTTTTGAAATAGAAAATCCAGAGGAGGATAAGTGGTAAGAAAACCAAGTAACTTAAAAAAAAGTACAGACATGAAAGTTGATGGTGCATATGCAGACATAGTTGCACCACCAAGAGCTGAAGGAGACCCTTATAGACAAACAGCAGATATACAAGGACAGATAGATGCAGTTGGTGGACCATTAGCACAAGAAGTAGCTGCAACAGGTGGTATGCCAAATGTAAATAATTTACCAGTTTTGTCAGGAGACCAATTATTTGAATCACCTACACAATTACCAAATCAACCAGGCAATACAATAACAGATACATCACAAATATTTAATCCAGAAACTAACAGGGTAGAAGTATTAAAAAATATAATATTAGAAAAATATCCACATAGATCAATTAAAAACAGGTTGTTATGAGTTATTTCACTAAGTGGAGTGAAGATTGGCTTAACGCAAAAAATGAAAGAGAAGCACTTAGTCAATTTCAAAACAATGAAGAAGTAACTGTAGACACTGATGCATTAAGTCAAAGATATTATGAACTAGAAAAATTTAATCCTAGAGAAGATGAAAATTTATTAGCAGCATTAGCTAGTGAAGGTGCTACTAATACTGATTATTACAATATATATAAAACAACTAATAGCAACGATTACAGAAAATATAGTGGTTATGTGCCAACAGAAGCAAAAGAACATACTTCTTTTGTAAAATCTGCATTAGCATCAGATTTTAGAAATCCATTAAAGGTAGCCTCATTAGTAAGAAAAGGTTTAGATGCTAGATACCCAGGAACTAATATTTCTAGTTTGTTGTGGAATGGTGCGTTACTAGCATTAGAGTCAATTACTTACCCTGTGCAAGGTATATTTGGTCCAGCTATGGGTATTGAGTATGAAGCAGCAGCAGATCGTATATTAAAAAAAAGAGGTGATACATCTGGTGCAAGAAGTTTTAGAAGTTACCCAGGAGAACAAGGAGAACAAAAAAAATTACCATGGACAGTAAAAGCACAAGCAGGTTTAGAAGCATATGTAAAAGGTTATGGTTTATCTGGTACAGCAGGTGCTATTGCTGGTGCTAAATTAGGTGCAACAGCAGGTACTGCTGGAGGACCATTAGGTACTGTCGCTGGTGCAGGTGCAGGTGCTTTATTAGGTGCTTTAGTTGGTGCAACAGGACAAGCTATTGTTGGTGGTGGTTACGAAAATAATCCAGGTATTAAAAATGATTTTATAAGATATGCACCTAGTGAGTCTGCATTAGAGTATTTAGGAGAAATAGGTGTTGATTACAAACAAATAGAAGAAGATAATAAAACTAATTTAGGTGCTGTATTACAAGCCGCACCAGATATATATAACAAAAATTTACAAGTAGTTACTGATGGTGTAAAAAGAGAATTAACATTTAATGAAAAATCAGAAATATTTTACAGAACAGTAAATGAATTATTAGCAGCACCTCTTACACAAGAACAAGGTGCAATAGAAGTATTTGGCAGAGATGTAACAGTACCACAATTTTTTAACAGAAGTGAAATTTTACAAGATGCAGTAATAAGTAGAGATGGGTTGTATGCACAAGGCATTACAGCAAATATAGGAGACTACTACAGAATGGCATTGTTAGGAAGTATGGAAAATAAATACTCTCCTAAAAATGCATTAACAGAAGATATAGATGAAGCATACGAAATATCTGTATTAGCTATTAGACAATTATTAGCACAAGGAGATATTACAGAAGATCAACAAAAAGAATTATTAGAAGATATTGAAACTACTGCTAATGAAATGTATTCGGAACTTAAATTTAATCCAGATGCAAAAGGTGCTGGTAGATTTTTTTCAGGAATACTTAATTTTTATATAATGTATAAAACAGATTTATTTGTAGCAGGAAGCAAAGGTGTTGGTATTGGAGGTAGAAGTGTAGAAGCAGATGATGTTTTAGCAGGACTAGGTAAACAATACAATGATGAAGTTATAAAAGGCGGAATGGAAGTGTCAGAGTGGTGGGCTAAGAATGATGATGCATTAAGAGGATGGACTAATAAATTTCAACAAGTAATGGAAGAGTCACCAGATGCACCAGCATTGTTAGCCATGGTAGAAAATGGTATGCACCCAGAGTTTGCATTAAGATTAGTAGATAATCCAAGTGCTACCTACGATATATTAAAACAAGGTATAACAGAAGGATTTGTTGCTGATGTAAGAGCAGGTTCAAGAACTATACCAGGAAGCAAAGGTCCTATTGGTGGTGAAACAGTTGGTGATGTAGTGCAATATGCATTACAACCTAAAGTATTAGATGATGCTTTTATAGACAATATAGCAGATTTGATGAAGGGTAATGTAGATGAAGTATTTAATCAAGCTGCATATTCAAGAACTGGTAGTATTTTAGATATATTTTTAGGAAGAGATAGAAGATTACCTTCTATGCCATGGGGTGACTTATCTAATCCACAAAATGCAGCAGATACATTTTACAAAGTTGCAAACATGTTATCTATACCAGATCCAATAATAGAAAAGTATTTAAGACAATTTGTTCGTGCAGTGCAAAATGGAGACCAAGCTCTTGCACAAAAAATATATTATGATGATTTACTTAAAGTAGAAGGTGCAATACAACTAAAAGCATTGTTTGGTTTATCAAATGATGAAATAGCAAACTTTATGCAAAAAAACATAGATGAAGTTAGAGGTTTCGGTGTTGAAGGCGGTATATACAATGCTTCTATATTAAATAAATTTAGAGACCCAGATTTTGTAAATGTCATTGTTAAAAAAACATTTGGCAGTTTATTTGCTAATGAAGAAGATTTAATTAAATTTTCAGATAAATTTATTTCTATAATAGGACAGACAAGAGATATGTCTATTGCTGTACCTAACCTAAGACAAACATTACGATACACAGGTCTAAAAAGAAAACTTAGAAACAGATGGAGTGGCTCAAAGACAGTTGATGAAAGTATAGCAACAATTAGAAAAGCACATGATGAAGGTGTACCTGGAACATTTTTTGACCCAGATACACCTTTAGGAGAAATTACAAAAGGTGCATTTGCAGATATGAAAGATCCATCAGCGTTGTATAAAAGTCTTGAAACAGGTATAGGTCTTGCTGAAACAGGATTGTTTACTGCAATATCAAGAGGATGGATGCCATTACAGTTGTTATTTAGATTATCTTTCCCATTAAAAGTTATGTTAGATGGACAATTAAGAATGGGAGCATTAGGTATAGATTCATTATTTAGAAATCCTGTTGGTTTACTTAAATTACTTGTTAATGACCCAGAAGGTTATTTAGCAAAAGGATTAGGTATAGATGTATATACTGGACTTTCAGGACCATTTAGAACTGTATCAGAAAAAGG